GGGTACGATCACATCGTTATGTGCATATGTAAATTGTCCGGTGTGGCAATGACATGTGGCCGAAAGGCACAGTGGCGTGTACGCCCTTGGATTACACCGTCCAAGCCAGGTGAGATCTGGAATCGTCGAAGAGACGAGTCTAACTCGTAGACCAGGAGGTAAATGGTCAATGAGAGGGTGCATTTCTTAGGCCAGGGAATGTACTGGACCGCGTGGCCAGCTTAAGTTAGGAGCGACATGTCTGTCGCGCGAGCGGATGATAATCCGCAGATCGTTGTGTCGGATTACGATAATCTTCGATTTCGTGCTGGGCTCGATTATTTGGGCTTTTACAGAACGAAAAATCGTCGGTTTTCCGATGCTCTGCAATGGCTCAGCCGTGCTGTAGTGACGCCAGCTCAGGACTTCCTCCTTGGTTGGTTGATCGATAAGCACTACTCTGGGCTGGATACAGAAAGGGATAATAGGAGTGTCACCGATCCCAGATGGGTGGAAAAGGGCCTCGACCGATATGGCTGTCCCATTCATGCCACCAAATCAACTAGAATCCAGTCTACAACCAGACACGGATCTGGAAAGCCAAGCGCCAGCGCCATCCATTCGCTATCAGAGGCAAGTGGACCCGAGGATGCAGGTGCCAACACAGTTCCGTTCACCGTATCGGGAATCGGAGCTTGCTCCTGTCGAAGAGGAGAAAGTTCGCCCGCTGCGAGAAGGCATGGGGCCGTACATCGTAACTGGGGATTCGGTTATGCGACCGGGAGACCTGGATCCGACTACGGCGCTTCTGACAGCTCTCACTCTGATGTACGGGGAGCTACAGATTCCGATGGAACACTTGGGTCTAATGCCCATGCGTTCCTTCGACCGTGGGACACATCCGCTTACAGCGCCGCGTTCGCTGCAACGAGAGATGCTACAGGTCGTCCGGAAACAGGGACAAGGCCTTATGCTATGGATGCGCTTGTACATGATCACATCGATCCTGTTGCTTATTCTGGCGCTCCTTTCTTCCGTCGCAATGGCGATGTTCTTCAGGCCGGAATGGACTTGGCTAGTCGCATTCTGGAAGGGACTCGCGGTTTCGACCCCTATATGGCTGGTCGTCGCGTTCAGCCTGGGACTTCTGGTCCAAAAACTCGGCTCATATGGATGGCGCCGCTTCCTACGACTATCGTTGGAGGCATGTTTTCAAAGCCTATCGCGGAACAGCTCGAGCGGAAAAGACCGTTCGCGTGGGGACTCCACGGAGTGGAAAAGGCAGCGCTGATTCAGGCGCTACAATCCCGATTCAGGTATGTGTACAGCATTGACTTTTCGCGTTTTGATTCGTCAGTGCCTGCGATAATGATCGCTGATGCGTTCAAAATCGTACGTCCACTGCTTGACCTGACTGAGGATGAAGAAGAAGTCTGGAAAAGGTACGTCAACGACTTCATTCACTCTCGGCTGATCACTGAAACTGGTGAGATCTTTCAAAAGCATAAGGGCATACCATCAGGTAGTGCTTTCACTAGCATTATCGGATCGGTTGTTAACCTGCTGGTTCTCAACTACGCCTGGACACGTGTAACGGGACACGCGCTTAAGAAGGATCGAGTTCTAGTGCTCGGGGACGATGCAATCGTTGCCTCGAATGCTAGGCCCCCGCTTGATGAGCTGGCGAGAGCCTGTTCTGAGTTGGGGTTTACTCTTAGCGTAGAGAAGAGTCAAATAGCGGACTCTTCGAAAGAAAGTGATGACCCCTATACAAACAGGGTCAACTTCCTTGGGCACTATTGGGTACACGGTTACCCCCGTAGACCAATACATGAAATCCTACTTCGCATGAAGTATCCAGAGAGGCATAAGTTCCGTCCTCGACAGGAATCGCTAATGCGACAATTCGCATATCTTGCGGATGCGCGTGAGGCATGGCAAATCCTTAGGTGGAATTATCCACATTCAGATACCATGCTGATGCTTACGCACGCGCTGGACGACATAGGTGCAGATGGAGCCGTTGTCGCGGATTATGACCTCCCTGGTCAGCTGCGTCTCGCATTGAAGGTATCAGAAACGCA